GGCACCGCCGCCGAGCCTGAATACGCCTTGATTGGAGATGGCGTAACCACGGCCACGATCAACTATAACCCCCAGATCCGGGAGGAGACCTACATCCACCAGGACAGCGCCTCGAAGGACGTGGAGCGCTACGCCCCCGAGTTCCCGCTGGAACAGACCTGCAGGGCCGGCGACGGCGTCTTCGACTTCGTCGACGGGCTGCGGCAGGCTCGAGCCGTGGAGGATGCGGCGAAAACCGACGTCGTGCTCGTGTATCTGTACGAGACCCCAACCGAGGGCAAGTACCCCGCCGAGCGGCAGCCTGTGTCTGTGGCGATCGAGAGCTTTGGCGGCGATGGCGGTACCGCCAACAAAATCAATTACAGCCTGAACTTTGTCGGCGACCCCACGCCGGGGACCTTCGATCCTGCGACCAAAACCTTCACGCCGAAAGCATAACCAGAAGCCCGCTCACGGGCGGGCTTTTTTTTGAAAGAGGTGGAAATGGACCCGATCAAAATCCAAACCGGGCAGGTTCGCGTCCCCGTCGAGGTCGACGGAAAGGTTGTGACCGAACTGAGTTTCAACCCCTCAGACGTATGCTTCGCGGAGCGGTTTTTTGGTGTCTATCGTGAGCTGCAGGACCTGCAGCGGGAATTTGAGAAGCGCGACCAGGAACTCGAGCGGGATCAGGAAGCGGACGATAACGGCGTCCCCAAAAATGCTGAAGCCCGTATCGCCCTGCAGAAACAGGTCATTCAGACCATGTACGACCAGGTCGATAGCCTGTTTGGAAAAGGCACATCAAAGGCGATCTTTGGCGACTTGGTGCTCCCAGATCTAGTCGCCCAACTGCTGGAGGGAGTGACCCCGTATTTCCAGCGGGCGCGCTCGGCGAAGGTCGGACGGTACCTGCCGCCGTCTAGTAAGGGCAAGGGTAAACGCATAATGCGATGAACCTGCTGGTCGATGAGCTTCCTGAGGCGGTTGAGATTGACGGGCAGGAGTACCCGATCCGCTGCGATCACCGGACCTGCATCAGGATCATTCTCGCCTTTGAGGACGACGAACTGACAGGGCTGGAAAAGCAGGCGATCTTGCTCGAAAACCTGTACGGGGAAAACAAACCCCCCGACCTCGGGGCGGCGCTTGAGATGGGATTGAAGTTCCTCAACGGCGGCGAAACGGGCGAACCGCGCGGGGCGGGGGAAGGCGGGCGGTTGTACTCCTTCCGGCAGGACGCATCCTATATCTACGCCGCCTTTAAGCAGACCCACGGCATTGACCTCGAGCGGGACGATCTGCATTGGTGGAAGTTCCTGGCCCTGTTTATGGACTTGGGCGCGGACACAACGTTCTGCAACCTGGTGAGCCTGCGCAAGCGCATCAAGACCGGCAGGGCCAGTAAGGAAGAAATGCGGTGCTACAGGGAAATGCGGGATGTCATCGATCTGCCAGAGCCGGATACCCGCACCCTCGAAGAGCGAGAACGGGAAGCCGAATTTTTGCGGCTGATAGCCGAGGGAGAACGACGGCGTGCGAAAGAAACCAAAGCCTAAAACCAGATTTGACCCGGAGATCATGGCCGAACTCCTGGCGCAGCCGGAGGTGGCCAGAGAAATTGAAGGGATGCCGGCGGATGTGCTGGCGTATTACAAGGACCTGCTGGTGGACGAAGGCATCTATGACCAGTATGTCCGAGAGCGGAAACAGAAGGACGGTCAGTAATGGTTTACGACGGCAGTATCCGGATCGATACCAGGATTGATTCGCGAGGCTTCAACGCCGGCGTTAAGTCGATGATCGCCGCGCTCAGGCCTTTGGCGGCTGCGATCGGTGCGGTCTTTGGTGTCGCCTCCGTTGTCCAGTTCGGGAAAACGTCCGTAAGAACCGCCGCAGAGCTGGCCAACGCCTTGACCGGGCTAAATTCGGTGCTGACCGGAACCGGCCAGAGCTTTACTGAGGCTAAAGCCTTTATTGACGATTACATCAAAGACGGTCTCATTCCGGCGGCGAATGCGGTCGCCGCCTATAAAAACCTTGCGCTCCGAGGCTATGACACCTCGCAAATCCAGGCCACGCTGATCGCGCTGAAAGATACGGCGGCATATGGCCGGCAGGCGGCGTTGACGATGGGCGAGGCCGTCCAGTCGGCCACGGAAGGTCTCAAGAACGAGAACTCGCTCCTGTCCGACAATGCCGGTGTCACGAAAAACATCGCCGCCATGTGGCGGGATTTTGCCGCCTCCATTGGCACTACAGCCGACAAACTCACTTTGCAGCAAAAAATCCAGGCTGAGGTCAATGGGATTCTCCAAGAGAGTAAGCACATGACCGGCGACGCCGCAAAACTCGCCGGCACTTACTCTGGTCGGGTTGCAGCGCTGGGTGCCTCGTTTTATTACCTGCGGGATGCCATCGGCAAAACCCTGATCCCAATTTTGTCGAAGGTCATCGACGCCATCAAGCCAGTTGTCGACTGGCTAGTGGTCCTGTTCAACAAGCTGGCGCAGGTGATGAGCCTGTTATTCAATGTCAAGATCGACGCCGCCGGCGGCATGAGTGAAGTGGCTGCCGAAACGCAGGCCGCCGCCGATGCACAGGCAGAGTTAGCGGAAAACACCGCCAAAGCCGGCAAAGCCGCCAAAGGTGCATTGGCCGCGTTCGACGAGCTGGACGTCCTGGAGCAGGACACCGGCAGCTGAGACGGGGCGGACGCTCCAAGCGCGCCGGTGATAGGCGAGGCCGGAGCTGGAGCGGCCGGCATCAGCGTTGGCGAAGCGGTTGTAGAAGACAGCAAGCTGCTCGCAGTTGTCGACCGCATCAAGGCCAAATTCGCCGAACTCACCGCACCCATGCAAGAACCTTTTCAGCGGTTGAAGGAATCTCTGAGCGAGCTGAGCGGTACGATCTGGGACGGGCTCGAATGGGCATACGATAATATCCTGGTGCCAGTTGGGGAATGGGTTGCTCAGGACCTGTCTCCGGTGGCACTGGACTTGCTTTCCGCTGCGCTCGATTTGCTCAACAGCGTCCTGGAAGCTCTGGAACCTCTTGGGAGATGGCTATGGGAAGAATTCCTCCAGCCAATTGGGGAGTGGGCTGGCGAGGCGCTTCTGGACGCCCTGGAATGGTTGACGGAGCGGCTGGAAGATCTGAGTGGCTGGATTGACGAAAATCAACCGATTGTGGAGAGCCTCGCTATTATCCTCGGTTCACTTGCCCTTGCATTTTGGGCCGTCCATGCCGCCGTTACCGTCTGGAATGTTATCGGCGCGGTCGCCACGACTGTTACGGCCGGTTTCAGCGCGGCTATGACGTTACTGACGAGCACGACCTTCCTTGTCGCATTGGCGATTGCCGCCATCATTGTGATAATCGTCCTCCTGATCAAAAACTGGGATAAGGTCAAAGAAGTTGCCGGCAAGGTTTGGGACTGGATTGTCGAAAAGTGGGGCCAGGCCAGCGAGTGGTTCCGGACCAATGTCACCGAACCGGTCGCGGAGTGGTTCTCGACGGCCTGGGAGAACATCAAGGAATGGGCCACAAACGCCTGGGAGAAGATCAAGGACATTTGGGCGAAAGCTAAGGAATGGTTCCAGGACAAAGTCATTGATCCCGTCAAAGACGGCTTCCAAACCGCGCTGGATTGGATCGAGGATAAATGGAAACTCGTCTTCAATTCCGTCAAGGACTTTGTCCGGGACCGGATAAACAATATCATCGACTTTCTCAATTCCATGCTGCGGGCTGTGGCCAATGGCATCAATGGCGTGATCGGGGCGCTGAACAAAATCCAAATTAACCTGCCCGCCGTGCCGCCGTTTTTTGAGGGGCTGTCGCTGGGGGTCAATATCCCGCTGGTTTCGGTGCCTCAGATCCCGCGCCTGGCCACCGGCGCGGTCATTCCTCCCAATAGCGAATTTCTGGCGGTGCTGGGCGACCAGCGCTCCGGACGCAACATCGAAGCGCCGGAAGGTTTGCTGCGCCAGATCGTGCGCGAGGAGCTGAGCCAGTACCAAGCCGACCGCGAGATTACGATCAACTTCGCGGGCAGCCTGGGCGCGCTGGTTCAGGAACTCAA